CTGTTGCATCACCAGTAATTGCACCAACTGCGTGTTGTATTCTATATGCGTTAGCAGTTACACTTGCATTAGATGTAATAGCACCTGCACCTGTCTTGATGATAACACCAAGAGATGAAAATGGGACTTGTGAAAATGCACTTATTCCAAACATTATGCTGTGTAACTTCCTGAAGATGTAAATTTAAGTATTGTGTCTGTTCCGTCAGTAGTAACTGTTGGACTTCCTGTAGTTGTTCCAGAGTATTTAGCAGTAGGTATTCTTAATATAACAACACCTGATTTACCATTTGTATTTGTAGGAGATGAATGAGCAGAACCACCACTACCTGTATTTGCAGAAGATGACCAACCTGTTCCACCTGTTCCTGCTATATTTGTTCCGTAAAAACCACCTGCTGCTCCACCACCTGCTCCATAATTAACTGCTGAACCTGTAATAGATACAGATGTAGCGTTACCACCATTACCACCTGTTCCACTTGCTGGGACTGTATCTACACCAGCAGAACCTGTACCTCCTCCACCGCCACCAGCGTAAGCATTAGTATTGTTATAATCACCATCTCCACCATCATAACCTTGTCCTGATGTACCTGCACCTCCGTATGCCCATGATAAGTCCTTTCCATATGTGTCACCAGCACCTCCACCTCCACAACCACCCGGTTTACCTGCTGAAGGAGTATTTAGAGTATAACCACCGCCACCACCTCCAAGAGATGTTACTGTAGTTAAACCTGAACCAGCAATAGATGAATTACTACCTGTTGTGCCTGAATAATCAGTAGTACCTGCACCTGCTCCACCTGCTCCAATAGTTATTGTATATGTAGTACCCGGATTTAAACTAATTTGTGATTCATTTGCTGAACCACCGCCAGATGTAGCACCATAAGATGTGCGTAGTCCACCACCGCCACCTCCACCGCCATAGTAGTTTGTTCTTGCTGAACCACCGCCACCTGCTAATACTAAAAAGTCAGCAGAATATGGATAGCTTTGTGTATTCATTTTAACCCATTCAGTTCCGTCATAAGTTTCATAGCTAGATTCTGTAGTGTTATATCTTAATACACCTACAGATGGACTTGCTGGGCGTTGAGCAGTAGTTCCAGATGGGATACTAAAACCACCAGTTCCAGAAACAGTAGTTCCGTCCTGTAATTTATCTATACCTGTATCGCCATTAATAGTAGTTGCCATTATTCAGTTACCTCAACCCAGCCTGTTGTATTATCTGTTTGATAAGCATCTTCGTCCCAATTATATAAGTTACCATCTGTTGGGTATGGTAATGGTGATTCCCACAAACAAGTATCATTATTTAATGTCCACGAGTTAAATGGTTGTGGTGGGATAAACGCATCTTTATCTGCATCATAGGTAAAACCTATACCTGCAAAATTCTTTCTTAATGGTGTGCCACCTAAAGCATGAACACCACCATGTGTGTTATAAGATGTTTGTATCCATTGACCTGCTGAATCATCTACAAAATTGTCAAAGAAGTCTGCTTCTGCGACTATAACTTTTGTTACGATACCATCTGTTACTTTTGCATAATGTGCCATATATGTTTCCTTAAGCTGTATAAGAACCTGAACTTGTAAATTTTAATATTGTATCTGTGCCATCTGTGGTTACTGTAGGTGAACCTGTTGTTGTTCCTGAATAACTTGCTGTTGGCATACGAAGAAATACGACACCTGAACCACCATTTCCCGGTGTTGCTTCACGACCTGAACCACCTCCACCACCTGTGTTAGCAGAACCATTGCTTCTTACAGAACCGCCACCACCAGAACCAGCAGTTCCGTTTAAACCACCTTGAGTAGAACCTGCTCCACCTCCGCCATAGTTTACAGCAGAACCTGTGATTGATACTGATAATCCATTACCACCATCTCCAGCATCTGATGAATTGTCTGATTGTTCACCAACTTGTGCAGTTCCTCCTCCGCCACCACCACCATTGCCTGCTGGTTGAGCATAACCTCTACCACCTGCGTAACCTTGATTTGTTGTTCCTGAACCACCTGTTCCATTACTTGAACCATCACCAGAGCCTCCACCTCCACAGCCACCACTTACACCTGCTGAATATGGTGTGTCAGTTCCACCTGCACCACCACCTACTGTGCTTATGGTTGTCATACCTGATGCAGCTATAGAAGAAGCATTACCATTATCACCTAATGTTGATGCACCTGCTCCAGAACTTGAACCGCCTCCACCAATAGTAATTGTATATACAGTTCCACCTGTTGCAGTAATAGCACTTTCTGCACTACCACCACCTCCCGATGAAGCACCATATGATGTTCTTAAACCACCTGCACCACCGCCACCAAAACGATAACCACCAGAACCACCGCCTGCTACAACCATAAAATCTATATCATATGGGTATGAACCTGTTGTTACTTTTTTCCAACCAGAGCCGTCATATATTTCAAATTCTGATTCTGTTGTGTTATAACGAATATCACCTTGAGATGGGCTACTAGGTCTTTGTGCTGTTGTGCCACTAGGAACTGTTATTGCACCTGTGCCATCACTTACTAATAAATTGCCTGTAGATGCAGGTATAGTTAGTGTATTAGTTCCTGCAACTGCTGGTGCTGATATTGTTATATCACCAGATGTAGAACCTTTTAATTTAATTGATGCCATCTATTACTCCGTAGGTTTTGGATTTGCAGTTTTAACTGAATTAATATGGTCTTTCCATGTTGTTGTGCCATTAACATTATCCCAATACTGCATATCTAATTGTTCTTCAATAGATGCGTATGCTTGTTGTCTATCATACTTGTATTGATTTGGGTCTGTCCATGCGTTCACTTGTGTCCAGTTTATAGTAACTAGATTTCCTTCTGAATCCCATGCTTGTGCTGTTTCACCGTCACCATCTATTACAACAACATTATTATGAATAGCTCTTATTGCTTTATGTAAATCTGCCATTATGCACCTATTTCCATTAATGTTACTGTTGAACAAAATCTACCATAAGCACCATTATCATTATCCTGTTGTGTTCTATTAACACCGATAGTTGTTCCAGCATCACTTTTAACTTGTGGATAATAAGTAATAGAACTGGTAGTTGCTGGTGAATCTAAATATGTATATGAAAATACATCAGCATTTACTTCTGACCCCCAATCATTAGAAGCTGCCATAGCTCGTGTTCTACTTCCAGCAGAATCACCTTGTAATAATACTGTTCCACCTCTAGTTAATCTTATAAACGCAGTATTAGAATGGTTAGAGTAAGGAACACTACACATTACTAATATTTTAGATGATGTAGAACTAGGTGTAATAGATGCACTTAATCCTGTAACTGTTGTCCATGATGTAGATGATGATGTAAATGCACTTGTTTTTGTTCCTTGCACTACTTGCAATATCTTACCACCTGCTGGTAAGTTTGTTAAATTAGAACCATCTATTGCTGGTAATGTTCCTGTTAATGCTGATGCAGGAAGTGTTTTACCACTACCCATAGCAATACCAGTAGAACTAACTGTAACAATATCTGTTCCTGCTGACTGTAGTTTTAACTCACCACTTAAATCAGATGTAATTAATACTCCGTCTGTAGTATCTGCATTAATTGTTGAACTCATAGTATTAACCACCTTTGACCACTAGGGACTGTTACTGTTACACCACTAGCAACTGTTATTGTGCCAACAGATAAAGCATTATGACCTGCTGGTATAGAGAAATTAGAACTGATAGTTGCATTATGACAAATCATACCATCTGATGCTTGTAGATGAGGTGCTACTCCTGCACCTTGTGCATCTTGTGCAACAGATTTTTCAGCAGGATATGTAACAAACACATTAGATGTGCCCGATAATGTAATAGCACTTCCACTATTAGATGATTCTAATATGGTATCACGAGATAAAGTTGTGCCTGATGCTGTATAAGTGCCAAGACCCACTTCCCAATCATTTCCTGATGTAATAGCGTAGTAAGTTGTATTACCATCACCTATTACTGAAAAACTTTGGAAACCTGTAACTGCACCTGCTAATGTAACTGTGCCTGTGCCAGTTGTGGTTGTAGTTTCTTGGACTCTATCTTTTACGATAAGTGCCATTGTTTATCCTTAAGCTAATGTAACTGTTAAGTTGCCTGCTGTGATTTTAAATATATCACCAGAGTCGATTGTTTTGTTTGTATCTAATGGTGTGTGAAATAACATATTACCTGCTGTAGAAGCATCATGTATAGCCACATGAGTTACTGTTCCCCATGAAGCAGTAGCTGTTGGGAATGTAATATCAGATGTGTTTTGTGTTACACCATTACTTGGTGCATCAAATGCTGCTGATGTTCTTGCGTATGAACCACCTGATACTTCCGTGCCTGAATCAGCATCTGTTGGGTCTGATGTGTATAAAGATACATACACCGTTGTAGGTGCAGTAAAGTTTGTTGCTCTTAAAGCTGCATTAATAAATGCGTTTTCTAAATAATTACTAAATTCTGCCATTTTAATTTACCTCGTTGAAAGTGTTATAGACATTGGAGAAGATGGATATTCACTATCATCATCACTTGCTCTTAATGATGCTAGACCTCGATCATATAATGATGCCCAAGTTTGTATTCGTTCATCATTCATAAGATAAGGTTCTGCTTCTGCTAATGCACCGTATAACAATAAATCTGGGCAGTTAGCTAAAAATAAGTTAGATGCGTTACTGTCTGATAAGAAATCAGGTTTATGGTAATACACCATTCTTAATGTATATACAGCATCAGGATATGGAGCAAATTGAAACTCACTACCTAATAATGTATACATGGTAGGAACGCCTTTATCTGTTGTTCTAGCGTTTCTAAAGAAGTTAGATGTGTTTTGAAACTGTAAGACTCTGACAGGGTTTGTATCCAAATGTAAGTCTTTCATTGCTAGAAAGTCTGATGGTAGTGATACTGTAGAGTCGTTAACAATAGTATCAGCAGTAGCTACTTTTAGCATTTGTCTAATGCGTAAGTCTCTACGCAATCTTTCTTCTGCGAGACGAACGAAGTCAGGTATCTTTGTATCTAAATCATCACGAGCCAGATAATCTGCAATCGTTGTCTTTAATGTTGAGTAGCTAGTAAATGCCATTATACTCTGCCTTGTCTTGTTCTAAAGAATCTGTTGTCTGGGTTGTTTAACCATGCCCTAAATTTCTTCTGGTCTACCACATGAAATCCACGCATGATGCCTGCTTTGTTTAAATCATCTATGACGGTTAATGGTATGGATGCAATCTTATTGTCAAAGACATCACCGCCCCATTTACCATTGTTTGCGTTGTATTCTTTTTTGTTTTGTTCTAGTATTGATGAAACATCTTGTACAGTCTCAATCACTAATCCACCGTCTTCGGTGTTGTGTGCTACCTTGTCTCTTATATTGTCTTTTTCTAATATCTTTGCCATATCAATCCTAAAAGGGTAATGCCCTCGTGATGAG